ATCCCTTAAGGCGGGCACTCCGTCCGAACTCGGCTCAGCTTAAATGCTTATTAAAAATGTTACAGAGGACCCCCGATTTCTCGGGACTCTGCTATGTTTTAAGAGGACTTTAGGTTGGACAGGCAAGAGGACAGAGGAGACCGAAATAAATCAGTTTTACACTCCCCTCTCATTATCCTGGCCCCCAGACTACCATCCTGTTAGGTACTACCCATTCCCTAAGACAGTCAGGCACAAGCCTGGAGGACCCTAAATAAGGAAACTATCCTATTTTGTCGTTGATCGGAAATGGCGTGAGAGCTGTTCCCATCGACGAACCAACTTAAGACCATCCCCCAACACTGTTTGTGTCGGGGTATGATCCAGTTGGTCCATAGACGGTAGGGCTCCGAGCTGCGCCTCGATTTCTCGAATCGCAACCCACAACTCTTGAAGATGATCAGTTACTTCATCCCCTAGAGCCGTCACCTTGATACGAAGATCTTGAACACCTTTGAGGGCCTCAATAAAGGGTTCCTTGTACACCAAATTATCCATGAACCAAAGGACGTCCCGAGGGACACCCTTGATTCCCGGATGATGAGGCATACGACCAGGAGCCCCGTCATGAGTCACCACATCTCCTTGTGTCTGGAACTCCTCTGGCTTAAAGTCAGGGGCTAACATACGTTCCATCTTGTCGAGGCGCTCGAGCAGTTCCTGCTTGAGAGTCTCCAACAAGCTTGCCTTGGCCGACGCTAAAGCCTTATCCGTCATCAAATATAATGAGTTCAAAGTCTTCATCGCTAACCAAGAAACGATGTTCGATCCAGCATTAGGAGATACCTCCAATGTATAGGCAACAATATAATTTCTTAGGCGAGTAGGAAGTCCCATCAGTCGTGATGACATCCGAGAAAGCGATTTATAACCATAGCCAAGGAACTTGCAATAAGCTCCCAGACTAAGTTTATACTTCCGACACAACTCTAGTCCCGCAGACAAATTCTTACGAGCAACTAGAAGCTCTGGCAGAGGTACCGCAGAAACGTCTTTCCCATCAAGGAAAGTCCGCTTAGCGAATTCCAACGCTCTTCCATTCCGAGAGACAAGTGATTTATGCGCACCAATGGCGACCCCTAGGTCAGCCATGATCTTGCAATAACCATCTGCCACTCGTCCTCCCATGATAACTACATCATCCCCAAGGATGGCGTAATCTTCATACCAAGTCCAATTCCTATTGTCTTGAATGCATACTCGATACCAAGACCACTGTACTATACAGTGGTGTGTCAATGCTAGCATAGCCCAAGACGAAAGAGCCCCCATCGGCTGACCGACGGCATAGCGTTGCGGAACTAATTCCACAACACCATACTCATCTTTAAGAGTTATGTAATAATCTCTCCCAGCTAATAGAACCCCCCACGCTTGAGCTAATTTCTCTCCAATCACTGGAGATAAAAGGCTGATCTGAGCCACTAACGGAAGCCTATCCGTCGCAGCAGTCAGATCAAAGGAAAACAAAGCATAAGCTTTGGCAGGAACCTTGACTCCCAAACGAGACCAACCGAATAGTCGGTCTCCCGGTAATCTACGTTCCTCCCGCAACTTACGTTGCCGTCCCAACAACACTTCCAGGGGTTTAACCTGGTTGTGCGTACCATCTTGGGGAATCCACCTTAACAGTGAGAAAATTGCGTCGTGTAACGGACGTAATATCCACTGAGTAAAGGGATCCACCATTGCAAAGACACGTACCTTTCCTGCCGCCTCCTTCTTCGTCCCCAATTTCCCCAAAATCTGGCGCCAAGCCAGATTCAACATCTTAAAACGTAAACGACCTTTTACTAGAGGTTTAGAAAGGAATTCCTCTTTCATAGATTCGCTTATGTCTACTAATGCACCGTCTCGAGTTTTCACGGTCCGATTGGACCGTGGGTCTGGTTTCCCTCGAGACCAGACGTCAATAGCATTCCGCAACCACACGTTGTTGGTTTCCCGGAGCCAGATTCTTAGGGCTTTACCTAAGTCTGTCTTCCAGTAGACCTGCATCCATGTGCGAGCAGAAAGCAATAACGACAGGGGCGACGTTGATGCGATCTTCGCATAAAACGCTGCGTCAGTGAGAATTGGAGCCGACTTACTCAATAGTTCTGGTTTAGCTTCTAAACCATACCCCATAAAAGTAGGCGAACTTCGCCGGAACGCTTTTAAAATAATTAAACCTCTATGACCCCACCGAGAACACATACCGTCCCAAAAGACCTGTACAAACTCCGAAAAGCTTGCAAAGACCTTAGGGTTGGCAGTCGACTCACCTGTGATCGTAGACAATTTAATCGTCCCCGGTATATCGAGTATTCGATATAACGAGAACAAGGACAACCAGAGACGAATCACTGATGTATCCCCCTCTCGAATGCGTTTCCGATGAAGCGAAGGAATCAATCTGGGTAAACCCCCAGATCGAGACCGGCTAACACGGGCCCCAAATGGACCCGTGTCGGAAAGGCGTTGGCCGCCCACCGATTGCTGAAGGATCGTAAAACACGCTTTTAGGTAGATAACCACAAAACGCATTCCCGATCTCTTCCACAACTGGTGGACACTCGCCAAATATGTAATCAAGACCTTCACCAACGACAAGTTCCTCTTAATACCCAATGCTATTGGAATCAAAAACAATACCTTTAGCATCGGGCGACCAAGTTTTACCTTGATCATGCCATTCATAGAAGCACCTAAACCAAGCAGTCTCTCTCTAACAGGACTAGTGTCTTTATAAGATGCGAAGAATTGTTGTAGAGATTGTGTCATGGTAAAAATAATAGGTGGATACTCTGAAACTTCGGTTTCCCCTTGCGGGGGCCGCAGGCAGCCGTAAGAGGCTCAGAGTTACCTGTGAGGCTTCAAGAACCTGATGTTCTCATCAAGCTGGACCCCGGACATAAACAAATATAATATATCCTTTTCCCAACTCAATAATTCTACCGGTTCCCGACCTCGCTACTACTAAGAAGTCAACATCTAAGTTTTCTATTTTATTAGTACCTAGATCTGCGAGTGTGCGATCTAGGCGACCTTCTTCTCCAATGTAATGAATACTTCTTTCGAAGCCTTAGCAGTAGCCTTACATGGCGCTTTGGGGACCACCCACTTAAATGCCCGTGAATTAACACGAACATTAGCAAGTAGCGCTAGCCGCTTGACTAACTGTACGGATTGCTCCG